ATGAGTAGTCCCTACAACAACTACCTCGCAGCAATCTCCAGTTTTGTGAGCGGCTACCCACCAGGTACTCCGATAATCACCGTATCCCTAGCAATGGATAGGGTGAAGCCCGGCTTCTGGATACCAGAAAGCGGGTGGATTGACCCGGCTAAATTCCGGATGTGGTGGAATGCCTCCCGAACTATTATTCGAAATCTTGAAAAAGGAATAAGACCATGATCCGATACAGAGAAACCGTAGCCAAAAAAGTAGCCGCAGTCGTTGCCGCGACCCCGCTGCTCGGCCCCCTCATCGACTTGAAGGTCAACCTTCGCACCATCCGCCCCGCAAAGCTCAACATAACAGACAACGAGTTCCGGATATGGAGAGAGGAAGAGAAGAAAGCCTTGAAAACCTTCACGGCGCTCCGTGAAGAGGAACAGAAAAAACGTACTGCGCGCTTGTTCCCTCACGCTAAGAACTTGAAATAGTAACTGTTTTCGGCAGCCCTGCCTCTCGCATAGGGTGGGGCTGCTTTTCCCTAAAAATAAATTGACATGAAACTCTTATTCCTCTTCCTTCTCCTTCCTGCTTTTGGGTTCGCTCAGGCGACTCAGTACCAGGGTGAGGGAGCGATCGACACTGCAATAGTTGCCGCCTACGACCATGTGTTCTACGAGACTGCCCAGCTAGAGGTGACCGTGTGGTTCCGCAAGAGCGCGGATTCGGTACTCGTTGGCCGCGATGATTTCACCTACTTCCGGGAACCAACCAATAGCGAAACGACCTGGCGAGCGATGTCGCTTTATGGGCTTGGGCTCCGTAGTATTTTCCCTAAGTAAAAATCCTCTTCATTCCGAACGGGTCGGGCCGTCTCATCTTGTGGGAGCAAGGGGCGGCCCGTTTTTTTTTAACCAGCGGGCAACTGAGCAGAACCAACACCACCACTCCCCAAAACATTAACCGCACAGGATCAAATAATATGCCTAATAATCAATTGAAAAACATTAACTGGCCACTACTTAGGAGTATGACCGAGAACCAAAGGACGATTAAAGACAAGTTGACCTTTATGGCGGTATCAACCAGTATTCCGCAGCCGACGTTATCCCGTTTTTTGAACGGGACTAACAGGCTATCAGAGGGCAACCTAAAGCTAATATGCATTTGGCTACGCCGACCAGTGGAAGATTTTCAGATTGAGAGAGAAGGGCGAGTTATTACAGACCGCGAGACTGCCAAGGAAATAGCACAGCGTTTCGACCAGTTGGCGGGGCTTGTTGCCAATGAGCGCATAAGCAGAAGCAAGTACCGTGAGCTTGTCATGGATGAACTTGAATTATTCTCTTCGCGCCAGTATTTCTTGGAAAAAGTTAAGGGGTTTTAGGTTTCGTCACACCAATCACAAGCGGGCAACCGCACAAATAAGACAGCATGAAAGCACTATCAGTAAAGAACCCATTTGCCGGCCTAATCGTTGCCGGACTGAAAACCTACGAGGTAAGGTCGTACAAGACAAGCCACAGGGGCAAGCTGGCTATTTGCTCCACTCAAAAAGACCTTGGAACTGACGTAGTGAACTACTCGAATGATGATGAGGACGGCACAATCTTCCGGCTGGCAATGTGGAGTGTAATGGAACACCATAACCTACTACCTACTGATGCGATGCCTAACGGATGTATTTTAGGCATGGTGGACCTCATAGGCGTAAAAGAGTTTACTGGGGGACAAGAGCAGGAGAACCGTGCCTTTGTGCAATTATCAGCAGCACAGGGAATGTACCCAGGCAAGAAGCTGTACTTGTGGGAACTGAGCAATGCGTTCCGAATCGAACCAGTACCAGCGAAGGGGAAGCTCGGTGTTTTTGAGCTTAACACTAAGGTAATCTTTAGTCACGCAGAATAACGAAGCGGTGCGCAGAACTACCACCACCACTCACCACAAACATTCACCAGCGGGCAACCGCACAAATAACAATAACAAGAATGATTTCAGGTATAATTTATAGCTGTCAATTCCTCATAATTTCAGCAGACCAGCCAGGGCTGGCAGAGCAGATAATGCTCGAAAGCGGGTATTCAATGGATGACCTTTTAGCAGAGCAGAGAAGGACGCGACATGAAAGCAGAAAAGTGAATCCTGTAATTCGTGAAGCATTCCGCGAAAAAAGCCTTGAGCCAAACCTAAAGTGCCCTGAGTGCCTTAATGCAACTTCTCCGGAGGAGCTAAAAGTCTTCGGCGGTTTGTGCGAAGAGTGTACATCTTTTTAAACCAGCGGGCAACCCCCCACCACCCTAAAGCCCTGCGCCCTAATCCGTCGCAGGGCTTCCTGCGTCCTTACCCACCCCCTCCGCGCGCGCCGATCTTGCATTAAAATACACGCAGTGCGCAGAATTATACTATCTAGTTTCGTCAAGTTCTTAGAGTCTCCCTTCTGGCAGGGTGCTGCGGCGATGGTGTCGGGTTGGGTGATCTCCTTCATTACTCCGCTTTGGCCGATGCTTCTGCTGATGTTCTTTTTAGTGCTCACGGATGCCTACTCGGGCGTGAAGGCAGCACAGAAGCGGAAGGAGGTGATCAACTCGAACGGGCTGCGCAGAACGGTGGATAAGATGGCCCTATATTCCCTCGCCATCATGACCGCCCACGGCATGAGCCTGGTGTTCATGCCCTCGATCGAACTAGCGTGGCTCCCTGCCTTCTCCATTTGCGTCGCGGAGATCAAGAGCAACTCCGAAAACATCCTAGCATATACAGGAGTCGACGTTGGAGAGAAGCTGCTCGATATTCTCCGCTCACGAAACGCGAAAAAATGACCGCCACAAAAGAACTAAACGACTTCCTCCTCGTCGAGCTCGAACAGTTCGCGCAGGACTTCATCCAAGACCGCGCCACCAGCCTGCGCAGTAGGGGAGCGGTAGCTAGTCGCGGCCTGGTCAACTCCCTATCCTACGAGGCGAGGGCCAGCGCAGTGAACGCAGGCGTTGAGGCTCTTATCAGCTTCGAGGAGCACGGCCGCTACATCGATATGCGGAGCCTCCAACCAGCCGAAGGTGGTGCAGACTACATCTCGAACCTCATCTCTTGGATCGAAGCGAAGGGACTGGCCGACCAGTTCATCACTAAGTACGTCACCGACCGCAACCTCCAGAAGGTGCCCGAAAACGTACTTCGCCACATCGCCTTCGGCATCGCGAAGAAGCGCAGCCAGGGGAAGTATAAGCGAACGCAGTGGTACAATAAGGCCAAGACGGCCCAGATCAGTGCCCTCTACGATAGCATCCTCATCAACATCCCTGATGTGCTGGTGGAGGAGTTGAAGAAGGGCTTTGACCCCAACGCGCGCAGCGCCTCGCTCGCGAAGAACCGCACAGCGGCAGGCAATACCAGATACAACTATGCCAACACGGTGAAAAACCGTTCGCGAAATGAAGGCTACAGCTTGTAATTCGCGTCCTTCGCCCTGCACCTGCGCCCGCGCCACCTTAGCGTTATGGCAGTAAGGAGAGACACCGTTCAGCTGAATGTTGAGTTCATCACCGACGAGGCGCGCAACCTCGCCAAGACCAACACCGAGGTCGAAAAACTAACGCGCGAGCTCAAGAGCACGGTACGCCGAGGTGGCGATGTGGCTGATGTCATGCGCCGAATATCGGAAGCCGGCGGCAAGGTAGAAGACCTCAATTTAACCCGTGTCGCTCCCCGCGCCCTCATCACCCGCGCGCGACAGTTGAAGGCCATCCTCGACCGGCTACCGAGCAGCGCGCCCGGCGTCGCTAAGATGCAGGAAGAGTACAAGCGCCTCAACGATCGCCTCGCCGACATTCGGAAAAGCACCAGGGGCGTAGCGTCTGTATTCGAAGAGAAGGGCAGTGGCGGTCTGCTCAACGTACTGAAGCGCGGACAACTGGCCGTACTCGCCTTCGTCGCTGCCTTCGCTGGGGTAGTTGGTGCCTTGGGTGCCATCATCCGCGCTACTGGCTTATTCCAGAAGTTCGGTGCAGTCCTCACCAACACGTTCGGCAGCACGAGCGCGGCGCAGAAAGCAATCAGGGAGGTTACCGACCTGGCCGACGAGCTCAACATCCCCGCCGATCAGATCATCGGGAGCTACGTGAAGCTAGTGAACCGGGGCATCAAGCCCACCATGTCAGAAATGACCAAGCTCCTCGACCTAGCAGCCAGCCAGGGCAAGAGCCTCGACCAACTGGCAGAAGGCGCGCTCGACGCAGCTACAGGAGAATTCGAACGCCTCAAGGAATTCGGCATCCGCGCCAAGTCTCAGGGAGACGAGGTGGAGCTATCCTTTAAGGGCCAGACGACGACAGTAGCGAAAACGCAGGATGCAATCTTGGGGGTACTGCTGGGTTACGGCGATCTAGCTGGGGTACAAGGTGCCGCCGCTGCTACTTCGGACAACCTCGCAGCGAAGCAGGAAAAACTGACCGGCGTATTCGATCGTTTCTTGGCGAACATCGGGCAGGGTGGGATAGGCCGGGCCATTGGCTCCGTAATCGACAAGGCCACCAGCCTGCTGAAAACATTCGTAGACCTTACGGACAACACGAAAACCCTCAGCCAGAATACTGCGGTCCTACAAATCGAATTCAACCGGGAGATAACAACGCTCAATCGAGGAAACTTGAGCGTCGAAAACCGGGCCAAGCTAATTGCACGTATCAACAGCCGGTACAGTGAATACCTTCCCAGCTTACTAAAAGAAACCACCTCCCTAGGGAATGTAATGAGAGCTCAGGAGTTAGCAAATCGTGCTTTCGAGAATAAGATTGTCCTACTTGCTGCAGAAGAATCCTACGTAGCCACCAAGGCAAAGCAAATAGCCGCCGGGGAAGAGGAGTTGAGGCTACAAGAGGAATTGACCATTGCTGAAAAAACAGCAGAAATAGCGAGAAAGCGTAGTGCGGCAAGCCGAGCTCGCGACCAGAAGCTGGCCGGCACTAACAGCTTTGAGAGTAATGCAATCGGTGACCTTAGTGCAGTCCAGAAAAAGATAGAGGACAACATAAGGCTACAGGACGAGCTCAAGAAAGAGTATGAGCTTACGAGAAAGGCCGCTGAGAAGCTCAAGATCGACTTGAGCGCGATTGGCAATTATGATAGCACAATAGACGAAGATACGGACGACCAAGAGAAGAAAGATAAAGCCACTCTTGCCCAGAGGCTTAATGCCATTAAGGAATCCGCTGCCCGCCTCCGCGCCCTAGCAGACCGAGACCGCATCAACGAAGTGACCACCGAGCAGGAACACACCGCCCGCCTCGGCACCATCAGGGAAGACAGCTTCGAGCAGCAGCTACTCGCCTACGCCGCCTTCGGCCAGCAGCGGGTATCCGCCGCCGAAGAACTCCGCAATGAACTGCTTGCACTGGAGCGTAGGAGGGGAGAATCCGCAGGCCAGGCAGTTGGCACGACCGACGAGGAGCGGGCCGCACTAGGCGAAGGCGCGACGAACAACGATATCGCCCCAGTAGAAAGCGACGAGGCCGAAGTCGCTTACGCCGCAGCCCTGGCCGAAAAGCTCATCGCAATCGAAGAAGATCTAGTTGCGCGCCGCATCACCCTAGCCGAGCGGGAGGCAGCATTCAGAAAAGAACTGGAGGAGAACAAGGTGAAAGCTGCCCAGGAAGGCCTCAACGCCATCATCGCCGTGCTCGGTAGGGACGAAGCGGCCAGAAAGAAGAACGCGAAAACCATCAAGGAATTCCAGAAGGGGCAGGCGATT